GGTGGTTCTGTTGGTAACACACCAGTTACTGGCTCAAACACTGGAAGTATTACTACATCATCTACATCAATTACAAGCACTTCTTCTAGTGGCCATTCACAAGCTTATGTAACTATATCTGGTACATATAGTGGCGTTTCTTTTGGTATTACTGTAAGTGCTGACGGTGGCACAACATATGCTAGTGTGCCATTTGTCGATTTAACAAACGGTCGTTATTACAAAGCAGGTGCAACTGTATCACCAACAGATAACTCAACAAACGTATATATGGTACCTATCTCACCATTGACCAATGTTGTGAGAGTGCTTGCTTCAGCTTGGACATCTGGTACGGGTGCTATTCGTATCAACTATGGTGCACCTAACCATACTTCAACATTTCAACAACCTCAGGTAGTAACTCACACAGCCCTACCAACAGCAGCAACAACTCCAAACTCTACTCCATCACTTGGTGATAAGTTTGGTAGACAAGTAGTCATTCCTGGAACAGTAAGAGATTTGGTTGGTACCCAGACCACAACTATATCTGCCAGCACAACTGAAACAACTATTGTTACAGCCGCAGCCAGTACATTCAACGACCTTACAGCCATTACAGTAGCTAACACCTCAACTACACCGACTAGGGTAGACTTTAGAAACACTACAGCAGGTTCAGTGATATTCAGCCTTTATATACCAGGTTCAGACGTTAGGGGTATAACATTCCAACGACCTGTGCCACAGTCATCAGTAAACACTAACTGGACAGCAACATCTTCAGCATCAGTAACAGACTTAAGAGTATTTGCAGTCTTTGATAAAAACGCCTAAGGAGTGATATGAAATACGAAACACTATACGCAAACGACAATGGAACAATTAAAGTACGAATGACTATTGATGGTAAATCACTGGAGCAAGATTTTGATGCCGAAAACTTAGACGAAAATGTAAAAGTAGGTATGGCTGTATTTAAGGCTGAACTAGCCAATGCACAACCAGAACCAACATTTACCCCAGAAACTGTTACAGTCACTCCTAGTGAACTTCCAGAGGTCTAAATGGGCAAATACGGCACATTTGATAGAACTATCAAAGATGACAGTCCAGTTGCTTATTACAGATGTGCTGATGACCCTGCTACATTAATTTTGGCAGATTCTTCTGGGAATGCCAGAAATGGTACATTGTATTTTGGTGGCAACCCTAATTCAATTACTGATTCACAAACTTCATCTATGAATGTTCAATATGATGACAATTTTTCATTATTGACAGATGGCATAGAGGGCGAGTTAATTAGCTCAACTAATGCAGCTTTAATTTTTGCCGCTAATACAGCCTATACAATAGAATTTGCATTTAAGTTAGTTGGCACATTAAACGTTTTATGTAGAGATGATACTACTGCTAATGGACATATAGCTTTGTTTGCTAGTGGCGGTTTTATTGCTTGTCGTTCTGGAACTGTAACAAATTTATCTGCTAAAGCATCTAACTTCTACAATGATTCAAAGTGGCACTATTGTCAGTTTGTTAGACGAGGAACTACAGCCCCAACAAATGAACTTTATGTAGATGGTGAAAAAATAATTGATGCTGCCACAGGAACTGCTGCAGTTACTACTAAATGGCATTTAGGAAGAAATGGTTCGGGTGGCTCATTTACAAATGCTTATTTCGATGAATGGAGTTTTTATAACACTGCACTTAGTACTACACGACTTACAGCACATTTAACAGCTTGGGAAACATTACCAAGTCCAAGTCCTTTGATGACCGGAATAGGATAATGCAAGACATAAAATGCAAGAACTGCAATAAGCTTCTTGGTAAAGCTACTATTATGGTGGCAGCTATTAAATGTTCAAGATGCAAAATGATATTTGAATATCATATTTATACAAATACACTACATACTACAAATCAATTTGACACAAGCAAAAATAATGCTAGAATGAAAAAAGAGTCCTGAGAGACCTTTGCAATAGCAAGTCTTTTGGGAATTTTTTAATATAAGGAGTAAAAATGTTAATAAAGGCTGAAGGTTACATAGAAAAAGCTTCCAAACTTAAAGAAGGTGAAGTTTCTTTTGTTGTTTCAACTAATGCTCTTGATTCTCATGGTGAAAGAATCAATGTAGATGGAATTAATTTAACAGATTTTAAAAAGAATCCAGTTGTTCTCTGGGGACACGATGGATTCAATTTACCAATAGCAAAAGCAACAAAGGTGTGGAAAGAAGGTGGAAAACTTATGGCAAACGCTCAATTCTACCTTAAAGATGCATTTGCTAATAAAGTTTATCAATATATTGTAGATGGATATTTAAATGCAGTATCTATTGGTGGTATGGTTCAAGAATGGTCAAATGATGGGATTACAATAGACAAGCTTCTTATGAAAGAGTTTTCTGTTGTAAGTGTGCCGGCAAACCAAGAAGCTTTAGTTGCTGCTAAAAGCCTAGATGGTAACCAGAAAGCAGAACTTCGTGCTTTAGCTAATGCCTATGCTCGCAAATGCCTTGATGAAAAAGGTGAAGGTGAATTGCATAGGAATATTGATAATTTAGAAACACTCGTAGCCACCTTAAAGGAATTAGCCATTGGTGAAACCCAAGAAGTGCAGGCAGACGAAGTTACAAACAGGCGTGTTATCTTGAGTCAGGCTCAAGTGGTCGATAAACAGGTCGAGACCATAATAAGGTCTATTAAACTGAAGGAGAAAAAATAATGAGTGATATTAAAACTCAAGAGATTGAAATTGATGCTGATGTAGTATCTGCTGTTGCTGAAAAAGCTGCAGAATCAATCAAAGTTCCATCTGCTGATGACATTGCTGAAAAGCTTGCTGAAAAGATGGAAACTGCTAACAAAAAGCAAATTCACGAAAGTGAACAAAAACCTGAAGCTCGCCATCTAAAAACTGGTATGGCTTCACTACCAAAAGAAGTACGCTTTGCCAAAGGTTTGCTTGCACACCTTAACAAAGATTCACAAGGAATGGCTGAATACAACGACTATGTTGGAAAAGCTTGGGGTGAAATCTCAAAAGCTAACTATCAAAATGTTACAACTACTGTAGATGGTGGTGCTCTAGTACCAGACCCAGAGTTTGTAGCTGAAATTGAAAGATTAACTGATAGCTATGGTGTTGCTGCTCGTCTCGCTGATGTTCGTCGAACTGATAGAGATAGCGTAACCTTGCTTCAGGGAACAAACGAAATTAGCTTTACAAAGACTGGCGAAGCCACTGCTGTAAACGCTCAGAAACTTACTTACAACTATTCAACTGTTGCACTTGATAAGTACATCACAACTTTAGTTATGACTAGCGAATTAATTGAAGATTCAGCTATTGACATCTTCACTGACGCTACTAACGAAGTTGCTCGTGCTCGTGCAAAATTGTTTGACCAGTTAGTATTTACTGATGCAACTTATGGTCTATTAAGCCCAACCATTGCTAAAGCTTACAAAACTGTTTCTGTTGGTAACGCACTTTCAGACTTTGATGCTGATGATGCTATGAACGCACAATTTGCTGTTAAAAGCTCTGCTCGTTCAAATGCACGATTCTTTATGCACCCAACTGTCTGGAACAAACTACGCCAAACTAAAGCTTCTACAGCTGGAACTTACTTATTTGGTGGACCTGGACAATCAGTAACACCAAATATTGATGGTATCCCAGTAGAACTAGTAGATGTAATGCCTGAATCAGGTTCTATAGCTGCTAACAAAGCTTTTGCTGTGTATGGTGACCTATCTCGTGTAAAACTACATGTAAAACGACTACTTGAAACAAAAGTATTTGATTCAGGTGTTGTAAAAGACGCTGGTGGTTCTGACATCAACTTGATTACTCAGGACTCATACGCACTACGAGCTACACTAAGATGTGTACCTCAAACTCGTTTCAATGCTGCTTTCGCAATTATTGGAACTGGTACAGTAAGCTAATATAAAGGAGTAAATAATGGCTAACATAAACAATCTTTATGTTGCTGCTGGTTCAAAAGTTACTTTCGGTGGTGTTGATTTAGGTCACACTGTTGATGGAGCTGAAATTGAAATAGCAAGAGAATTTACTGATGTTACAACTGATATATATGGAAGCACTCCAATTGATAAAGTATTATCAGGTCAAACAGCAACAGTTAAATTAAAACTTGCTGAAATTACTCCGGGTGTCCTTGCTTACGCTATACCAGAAGCTGATTATGATGTTGGAAGTACTTCTGACCATCTTCACTTCGGTACTAAGTCAGGATTTAGCCTACGAAGTGTGGCATATCAATTAGATATTGTTCCACAGGGTAAAAACACAGATGGTAAGAAAACTATCACTTTCTTCAAGGCTGTTTCTACAGATAATGTAAAAGTCGCTTACAAAATTGATGAACAATCAGTTTATGAGGTTACTTTCACTGCTCTAGTAGATGAGAGTCGTGCTGCAACTGATGGTCGATTACTCGGTCGTGTTGGTCCAGTAGCTATTTCGTAATATAAATTACGAATAATATTAGAGCTTGGCTTTTGTCAAGCTCTTTTATTGTTTATATGATATAATTTTGATATGATTAGGTTAGATTATAACGCTGCAATTCTAAATGTTAAGGAGTACATAAATGGCATTGATAAGCACAGCAGATTTGGAAGCCAAACTGGGAAGACCTCTGACAACAGGCGAACAGCAAGGATTCAATCAAGCAAATGCAGCAATCCAAAGTTATGTGGAAAAGGTAATAGGCTCAAGTGTCGAATCTGTAAGCCCAACGACAAGATATTATGATGGTGGTGTTCAACACTTAAGTATTGACCCTTGTACTTCTATTTCAGCTGTTAAATATGTTGATGATACATTGGCAGTAGAGTATACATTCACTTCAACTGATTATACGCAAGAACCTATAAATCGTGTTTGCAAAACAATGATTCGTAATAGACCTGGCAAATTTACTGAAGGCATAAATAATATATCTGTTACAGCAAAGTTCTCTATATATGAAGATAGCAGTGTTTTGAATATAATAAAAGATGCTATACTTGATTCTTTAGTTTCTGAACTAGCAAGTTCTGATAATATAAAAAGCGAATCAATTGAAGGCTATTCTGTAACTTATGTTAATGAGCAGACTAAAGCAGATTTAGATGGACTCACTTATTTGTTCCCAGAGGTTTAATATATGAAACCACCAATGTTACAAACTTGTTATAAACTCACAACAAGCCAGAACTCATATGGTGATTATACTTCAACTTCAGAAACAGCAATTGACTGTCATTTTAGATATATTAATCAACAAATTTTTGATAGTAATAATCAAGTAATTCAATCTGATGCTATGTTATGGACTGATATAGATAGTGGAATTGCATTAAAATCAATTATTAAATATGAAGGTGAGCATTATATTGTAGAAAAAGTTACGAAAGCAAGAAGATTGAGAGAAACTGAAGTACAATTTTTGAAGTTTGAATTAAAAAGATATGGAGTTATATCGTGAATGTAAAAGTTGTTGATAACTCTTTATTATTTACTAGCAAGCTTAAAAATGTTTTAAGTACTGCTCTTAATGAATCTTCAAGAGATATATTAATTTTGGCAAGAAACAGAGCACCATATAAACAAGGTGGATTAAGATTAAATTCTGATGCTACACAACAAAGTCTTTTAAATTATAGAGTTAATTATTATATAGAATATGCAAGGTTTCAAGAATTCGGTGGTGATAATAAAAGAGTAGTTAGGCATTATACTACTTCAGGAACAGGTAAAAATTATTTAAATGGTGCAGGGTCAATTATTTTTAAGAAGATGGATGGAACAATAAGAAAACATTGTAATAGGATTGGAATATAATGGATATTGCAAACATTGTAGCTTTATACTTACAAACCAATAACTTTGGTACTGTAGGAAGTAATATTTTTATAGGACAAATGCCTGAGAACACTAATGGTATCTGGATTGAAAGAATAGGTGGCACTTTAAATAATTATGTACCTATGGAAGAAACTGTACTTAATATTTATTCAAAGAATACTAAAGCTTCTTCAGCAGTAACATTATTAGAAAATATTAAACGATTTATTCACAGAATGCATAACACCACACAAAACGCAAGTTATATTTACACTTTTTTGGTAGTTGGTGATATTGAAGATATGGCGAGGGATTCTCAATATGAGAAAATTTATAAATTAACATTGCAAGTAGTCCATAGAGATACTGCTATAATAAGCTAAAGGAGATAATATGGCTTTAACTATACAAGACTTACAACCAAAAGGTTTTAAAGTAGAAATCAAAGGATTAATACTAGACTGTAAAGCACCCAGACTTTCACATACGCTTGTTTTAAGCAAGGTAGGTGAGATGTTTAATAATCTAGATAAGCTAGAGAGAGAAGACATTGTAAAGGCTGAGAAAGACTTTGACTGGGTAGTTGCTGAGTTAATACCTGAATTAAAAGGTATTGAATTGGGTATTCAAGATGTACTTGAAATAGTTACACAAATTATGGAACATGTCGCCCCTGAAGAAAATAAAGAACTTGAGGAAAAGGGGGTTAAGTTTGACTCTGACCCAAAAGTAGAGAAGATTGGTTAATGATGTACGCAGAGTTTTTAAGGTTTTATAATTATACAGCTGATGAAGCTCTTGCTGAATATGCAAAAAGATTTTTTGCTCTATGCAGTATGATGTACAGAATACAAGCTAAAGATTCTTTAAATGACATTACAGTTATATCTGCCGGCACAAATGGTGGTCAAGAAGCTAAAAGAATTGTTGATGATTACAGAAATCAATTTAAAGGTAATCATGGAATACTTCAAGAAGTAAGGACTATAAAGGGTTAAATTATGTCTACAAATGTGGGTAGTATCTATTATGACTTAAGTCTGAATACAGCTAGGTTTGAGATGGCTTTAGCAAGTATTAAAACTCAAATGAGTGGTATGAATGCTCATGTAAATACATCAGGTAATACAATTAAAAATTTTGAATCCTCTGGTGGTTCAAGTTTTATGGCATTAGCAGGTAAAGCTGGATTAGTTGGTGCTGCAATAGCAGGATTTGGTTATGCAGTCAAAAATACAGTTGGTCCATTAATAAATATAGGTTCCGAAGCTCAAAACTTAAGAACTAATTTAGATGTTTTAACAGGTTCTACCCAAAAAGGTCAAGAGATGTATAAAAAATTAGTAGATTTTGCTGCTAAAACACCTTTTGAAACCACTGAACTTGTTTCTGCTACTCAACAAATGTTATCTTTTGGAATTACTACCGATAAAGTTATGCCATATTTGAAATCTATTGGTGATGTATCAATGGGAAATAAAGATAAACTTGCTGGTTTAACTTACGCATTTTCTCAGGTTCAATCCACTGGTAGATTAATGGGTCAAGACCTTTTGCAAATGATTAATAATGGTTTTAATCCATTAGAAGAAATTAGTCGTAAAACAGGTAAAAGTATGGCTACATTAAAAGATGAAATGTCACAGGGCAAAATATCTGCTCAAGATGTAGCAGATGCTTTTCAAAGTGCAACTGAAAAAGGTGGCAGGTTTTATGGTGGTATGGAAAAAGGTTCACAAACTTTATCTGGTAGAATGTCTACTTTGAAAGATAACGCTAAAACTGCTATAAGAGCAGTATTAGGTATTGATGAAGAAGGCAATGTAAAAGCAGGTGGTTTATTTGACAGATTGAGCAAAGGAATGGAAAAACTCTTTCCGATTATGGAGAAAATTGCTAAAAATGCCGGACCAGCAGTATCAAATATTTTAAAAGCTATTGATGAAATATTAAGAAAATTACATCCAGTATTTGTTATTTTAGGAGAAAAAATAAAAGAAGCTACAAAAGAAGTAACAAAATTTTGGAATGAAAACAAATCTTGGTTGATACCTTTATTAAAAATTATTGGTGGAATAATTATTGGATTAGTTGTAGTAGCTATTGCTTCTTTAGTAGAATCAATAAGAATTTTATTTAATGCAATGAATACGATAAGAACTGCAATTGTCTGGGTAATTGAAAAATTTAATGAATTTGCTGATTGGGTAGGTAGAGTTTGGAATAGTATAAAAAGTTACTTTAGTAATGCAATAAATACATTAGTTCAAGCTGGAAAAGATTTAGTGCAAGGATTTATAAATGGTTTAACTTCTATGTTTAGTAATATTTGGAATGCTCTTACAACAGTATTTTCAGCAATTGGAAGATTCTTTAGTGGAGTTTGGGATTGGCTAAAATGGGCAGGTGAGTCTTTAGTAAGAGGTTTTGTTAATGGAGTAAAAAATGTTGCAGGGCATATATGGGATGGTTTATCAAGTACTTTTTCTTCTATTGGTAGATTTTTCAATGGTGTATGGAGTTGGTTAACTTGGGCAGGTGAATCATTAGTCAATGGATTTGTTCAGGGAATTAAAAATATGTTTTGGGCTCCATATAATGCTTTAAGAGATGTTTTAAATAAAGCTAAAAGTTTATTTCCTAGAAGTCCTGCTAAAGAAGGTCCATTTAGTGGAAAGGGCTGGACTTTATATTCAGGTCAATCTTTAGTACAAGGATTTGCTGATGGTATAGAAAATATGTCAGATTTACCGCAGATTGCTTTAAATAAAGTTATGAGTCCATTAAGTGCTAACATTAATAATCCAATAGCTTTAAATGGTAATACACCTTCCATAAGCAACTCGAACCAAGTTAATAATCAATCTGTTAATAATATATATGGCAATATTTCACTTGGTGATTCTGGTGCAGTTAATACATTCTTTGACCAGTTAAATAGAAACCAAGAACTTGCTGGAATGGGATTAGGAGTATTATGAGCTATTTACAAACAGTAGTTTCTTATAATGGTATTGATTTAAACACTGTTGAAGGTTTAACAGTATTAGCTAGAGATTCATATAAACCTGCTAATAGAAATGTAGGTTCTTATGGAATATCAAGAGGTAATAAAAATAAAGTTATAACTGCTTTTTATGAAAGCAAACAAATAACAATTAAAGTTGGTATAGCTCAAAAAACTAGAGATTTATTAGAGCAATCTCTTGATAAATTAAATGCAATATTACAAGGTTATGAAGAAGATTTAATTATTCGTCAATCTGGCAAAGATAGAAAATATATTGCAACATTAACAAAAACTAATATAAGTGAAGATGGTGGAAGTTATGTAAATATGGATTTGATTTTTGAATTATCAGATATATTTGGATATGATACTTATACTACAACTTTACTTAATGTATCAAATTGGACTGGTGGTAGTAAAACAACCGAAATAATAGTTGATGGTTCTAGTGTTACTCAATTACCATATATTTCAATAGTTTATAGCTCAGTTGTAGGTGGTACTGCTAAAACAGTTAGAATATCTAACGAAGCCACAGGACAAACGCTTATATTGACTCGAGATTGGGTAACTGGTGATGTTTTGTTGGTAGATACTCTTAATCGTATAATAACAGTAAATGGAACTACAATAGCCTATACTGGTAGTTATCCAGAGTTCTCAGTAGGTACAGGTTATGTAACAGTCAGTGATGACTTTACTTCACGAACATACACAATGAAAATGACTTATATTAAAAGGTATGTATAATGCCACAGCAACTTACAAAAACATATGTATACAAAGTATATGATGGCACTACTTATCTTGGCGATTTAAAAGATGTAGTTTCAACATTTAGTTACAGCCAGCAATTATATACAATTGGTGCTGAACTTAAAATAAAAGTAGCAGTAGATACAGATGTTGCTGGTTTAGCAGTAGAAGATATATTAGATGAAAATGGACAACCTATATTAAACGAAGAAAATCAAAAACTTACTATTGAAAGACAACCTGATACAGTTGGCGATACTAATCAAAATAATTTAATACGCAATGATAATTCAGTTATAGTTTATGAATTTGATTCTTATTATCCAAATGGTAGGCAAGTATTTTCTGGATATATAAGCAAATGGAAAACATCTTATGGAACAAGTGATGAATCTATAGAGATAACTTGTTTATCTAATGGTCAAGATTTAGCACATCATATTATAAATTCAGGTGATACTGAATATATATCCCAAACTACTTCTAATGCTGGTCCATATCAAACTTGGAATGATGGAGCTAAACCTAATAATCAATTTATAATTCAAACTTTTACAGTTCCGGCAGATACTTTAATAGGTGCTGCATCTATATATATTACTTCGGCTGTATCAGGGAGCGTTAGTGTTGAATTAAAATCAGGCTCAGTATCAGTTGGTTTTGAAAGTGGAACATTTTTAGCATCAGGTTCAACATCATATGGAGTAATTGGAGCAGTAACACCTATTAAAGTAGTATTTAATAATCCTGTAACATTGCTTGCAGGTAATAATTATTATATAAAAGTTTGGGGTAATAATCCTGTTAGTCAAAAATTAAATTTATGGGGTTCAAATACTAATCCTTATGCTAATGGACAAATTTATTCTGGAAGTTATCCTGGCACTTCATATTATTCGATAGATGCTTCAGTGCCAACTGATGACCTTGCTTTTATTATATGGAAGCATGGTAGTAGTACATTAGGCACATACTCCAGTAAAGACCCATCATATATATTAAATGACATATTAACTTTTTATCAATCAGAAGGTGGATTAGTAAAAAAACCATATACAGATATAAACTTAAAAGTACAACAATCAACATATATACAACCATTTACTGGTGGTAACTGGGGTCAAGCTATTGCTCAAGTTTTTACACCCAGCTCTGATATTATAGTAAATACTTTAAGAATTTTTGGTGGATGTACTGTCTCTGATTCAAGTTATATTACATCAATTGAAATTGTTAAGGGTGACCCAAGTACAGATTATGTTGAAACAATTGGTGGCAAATTTAGCTATACAAGAGGTGCTGGAAATGTCGGAATCGCATCTACAAGTACATTTAAAATGAATAAAACAACTTTAAGTTTCCTTACCGGTACTTTTCCTTCAATTAAATTATTAAAAAATCAAAAATACTATTGGATAGTAACTTTTGGTCAAGGTCAATTAGGGTATAGAAGTTTTGGTTATGCTGGGAGTACAACACCTATACCCGATACTCAGGTTGGTGCAGCATATAGAATAAATTTATCTAACAATACAGGGCAAACTTTTGGTAGTGGAAGTTCTATACCTAATACATTTCAATTAGGTTATATGGATGATATTACAAATTATGATAATGATGGATATGAAAACACTGGAATAACAACATCTTATCAATTTAAATTAAATACTATTTTAGAAGGCGTTCAGGCAGTTACAAAATTATCCCCAGCAAATTGGTATTGGTATGTTAATCCCAGAAATAATGTATTATATTTTGCTGCTGCTTCAACTACTACTCAATTAACTTTTTATAAAAATACTCACATTAATTCATTGAGTATTGAAGCTACAAAAGAAAATATAGTAAATAATGTTTATTTTACAGGTGGTGATGATGGCACTGGAACGAATACTGATATTGTAGTTAATGTAACAGATACAGTTTCAATTACTACTGATAAATTAGGTTTATCAAGAATAAGTGATAATAGAGTTAAAAGTACTACCGGTGGAACAACTACTGCTAAATTAATTGCACAAAATGAAATAGATATAAATAAAGGTGAAACATATCAAACTGAAATTACTATACTTGCTGATACTATGGATTTGAGTAAAATTAAATTAGGTATGATGATTGATATTAAAGGTTTTGGTAATTTCATAGACAATTTCTTATTACAAATTGTTGGTATCAAATATGAACCAGACCAAGTAACTTTACAATTAGGAGTAAATCCTAAAAGAGCAAATTTATTAGTAGAAAAAATACAATCAAGATTAATTGATGCAGAAACTAAAAATGCAACAGGGACACCAAGTTAGGAGTAAATATGGGTAAAATTTCACAACTTCCACCAGATTCATCACCCAGTGCAGATGACTACACAGTTACAGTAGATAGCAGTACCAATCAAACAAAAAAAGTACGATTATCTGATTTAGTGACTTCAGTTGTTAATCAAATGTCTTCAACTGCTATAACAAAAAGAACTTTACTTTTTGATAACGCTGGTGGAATTGATACTCAAACTATTGGTACAACTTTTACAGACACTACTTGGTGGACCGAGAAAACTTTTTCAACTACTGGTGGAGATATAGTTATTCATGTAGCTTTAACTTATTTTGCTAGTAATGCTAATAATTGTTATTTTAGGTTAGTCATTGATGGTTCTACCTATTCACCAAGTTCAACTGGTTGGGCTCAATACAATAATGAAACTTCTAGTCACCGATTAACTGCTAGAACTTTATTATTAACTGGTTTATCTTCTGGCTCACATACAATTAAATTACAAATGAGAGCTACTTCAGGAAATGTTTATAAAGACACAAATGATTATTTAAACCTTTTATTGGTAGAATATATTCATTAAAATGGTTAAGATAACTACATTAAATCAAGATATATTGCCAACTGGTGATGATTATACAATCACTTTAGATGTTGGTTCTAGTTCGACAAAAAAAGTAAAACTTTCAGATTTAACTTCTTTAATAGTAAATACTATACCTAAAAATACAATTACTAAAAGAACATTAGTTATGAATGAAATTGCTACTACAGACCAGACAATTACTACAACATTTCAAAATGTAGCAAATTGGACAGGAACTTTTACATCTTATGGTGGTACAGTTTATTTTCACACGAATTTTACTATGTGGAGACAGACTGTGGTTGACATTAATATAATTAGATTAAGAATTGATGATTTATATGTTACACCACCTGATATTTATGGTTATGGTACTGGTGTTTCTATGCCAATAAATGAATTAAGTAGTCATAAATTATTTAGTACTATATTCACTATTGATAATTTGCCAGCTGGATTTCATACAGTTAAAATGCAAGCGAGAACTAATAGTGGTAATGTCCGTTTTGATACTAATGATTATATAAATATGGTAGCAATAGAATATGTACATTAAGGAGTAATTATGCCAAAAATATCAAATCTACCACCAGACAGTTTACCAACATTAGACGACTACATTATCGTCAATGATGCAACATCAAATTCAACAAAAAAAGTCACACTTAGTGCTTTATTTTCAAATCAATTAATAGGTAGCACAGGTTTAGCAAATAATGCAGTCACTTCATCAAAAATGTCTCCTACTAAAGCATATGATGGTTCTTGGCAATATTATGATTTTGGGGCTTTTAGGTTTTATAGATATTCATATGCTGTAAATATATCTGTTACAAATGGTCAAAGAAATTCGCCAGGAACACTCCCAGTACCAAGTACAGTATCAGATTATACACAATGGAGATTATATTTAAGCTGGGAAGGTAATTATTCTGGTCACGCTGTTGTTGGTGCTGAAGCACCTACCTCAAGTGGATGGGTAATTAACATAGGAAATCAATATTCAGGAAGTGCTTTGACATTTAATGGAAACATTAGATGTTTATTGATACCAATCTAGTGATATGATACGATTAAATTATGGCAACTAAGAATGAAAATGCTGAAATTGCTGTTCTACAAGAACAGATTAAAACTGTACAAAATGAACTAACAGATATAAAGAAAATTATCAAGGAAGTTCAGGACTGGATTAAAATACTCGATAGCCGGTATGTTACTCAAGACCAATTTTCTGAATTTAAAGGTAGATGGTTTTGGTCACATTCTGCATCTGGAATTTTTGGTGGAGTACTTGTTGGTGTTACAATATATGTACTAACTCAAGGCATAAAATAAGGTGGTGATATGACATATACAGAATTCAAAAACGCTTGGAATAATAGAAGAGTAGATTATGACAATGTTTATGGATATCAATGTGTAGACCTTATACTTCAATATGTTAAGGAATGTTATGGCTTACAAACAGGTGTATCTGGAAATGCAATAGATTACTGGTATAGAACTTCACCAGCTTTACTTGGACAATTTAATAAAGTAACCGGAAATGCTCAGCAAGGCGATATAGTTGTACTGTTTGGACAGAATGGCAATCCTTATGGACACATTGGAATTGCTGATAGACAGGATGGCTCTGGAATCTGGTTACTAGAACAGAATGCACTTGGTAATGGTGATGGAGTTGGAAGAAACGCTATCGGTGTTTATCGTGCTATCTCACCTTCGAGAGTTGCTGGAATACTTCGACCTAAATCTGCTCAACCAGTACCATCAGGAAGTGGAACTGCTAAAGCAATCAGACAAGCTTATGTAAGAACTTCACCATCAACTTCTGCACCCTTAGGTGGTTCACAATTACTTCAAGTAGGAGATACATTTACCTATAAAGGAAAGGTTGCAGGACAATTAGTTTCCCAGAATGGTGTAACTACAAACATTTGGTATAACTCAACTCGTGGCAACTATGTTTGGTCTGGTAACTGCAAGGATATATGAGATGAAAATCTCTAAACCTACTAAAGCTCAAATAATCAGCATTATTAAAAATACTTTGATAGCTGGTTTATCTGCATTTTTAATTGTTATAGAATCTCGTGGAAGTTTAGATAAATCAGCATTAACAGCTGCCGGCATAGCTGGATTAGTTGCAATAATAAAAACTATTGAAAAATTATTGACTGAAGAACATTTGAGTTAGATATGACCAATCCTGAATTGCCTAAGCCATCACCAAGCTTGGAAGCAATAGTGGGTGATGAAACTTATAAGTTTGATTATAGTAATACTATATTAATTGGCTTTGAGAATGATTATCAGGAAACAAATGATAATTATGATTATACTTATATGAATAACATTAGATATATAGATGAAGATGGTGAAATTGTTTATATATATAAATCTATGAATTTATGGCGAGAGCTTGCTCGTTTAGCTTTTAGTAGAGTTTTAAAACCTTACCCTGATGAAGATGATTTAGATGATTATGCAGATTTTTTTACAGCAGAATTAAATAACGAAGTAAATTATGGTTCTATAGAAGATAACGAAGAATAATTTTATGTAAATATTTACAAGAAAGCTCGAGCGAAATAGTGCATAATAGAAAATGGGTAGGCGATAGATTATGGTACTTGCTTAACTTACCTAAAGAAGATTTAAAAAATTTGTTTCCAAATCATCAATGGGAATCTTTAAAATCTAAACGAAAACTATATAGAAGATATATAAAGGAACAAAAAATTATGCCACCTAAACGACCAAAAGAATATTACGAAGGAGAATCACCAGATGATATTCGCCAAAGACTTGAACAACCATTAGGTGAAACTGTTGTAAGCCAAGTTATAGATGAAGAAACACGACAATTACTTCATAAGAAACTAGACCAAGTTATAGATGATACAAATATTAACCCAAGAATGGTCAAAGGTTTTAGGTTATCTAGCTGGGATGGGCTCACCAAAAATCAAGATGGTGAAGCAGAAATACATAAGCTCGCAGGTATTCAGCTAATCGCAGAAGCTAAAGATTTCGAGCCTAAATGGACAGAAATTACACAGATAGATTATCAGCCAGTTCCTATAGTTCAGGAAACAAAAAAATATCCCAAAGGTCAGCACACAGCTTTTATTCTTCCTGATACACAAATTGGTTATAGAAAGCTTGCAAATAATGAGATACATTCTTTTCATGATGAACAGGCTATATCTGCAGCATTATCAGTGTTAAAAGATGTTAGACCTGACCAAGTTATATTACTTGGAGATTTACTAGACCTTCCTGCCTTTGGAAGATATGAACAAACTGAAGACTACGCTCATACAACTAATATGGCTTTACAATATGCCTGCAACTTACTAGACACTGTTCGTTCTCTGGTAGGTAAGAAAGCAGAAATTATTATTTTAGAAGGTAATCACGAAAGACGAATAGAGAAACAAAATAAATCTAATATGCTTGCTAATTTTTCTCTCAGGCAAGAAGGTGATGTTTCTAGCTTTCCAATTCTTTCAGTTACACATTTACTTAATTTAGAAAAGCGTAATGTGAAATATGTTGAAGGTTATCCAGCTGGAAAATTTTGGCTTAATGAAAGACTACAAGTTATTCATGGTCATAGAGTTAATAGCTCAGGCTCAACTGCTGCTAAAATAGCTAAAGAAGAAAATGTATCAACTATACTTGGACATATACATAGAATTGAACAACATATGGTAACTAGTAATGTATATAATGGTGGAAAAACTAACGCTGCTTATTCAGCCGGATGTTTATGTAAAATTGATGGTTCAGTTCCAAGTGCCAAAGGTTCTACAAAATTAGATGGTAGTGCTGTTAAAAACTACGAAAACTGGCAACAAGGTTTTGGTGTAGTTAGTTATTCAGAAGGCAATGCTCCATTTACATATGAACAAGGTTACATTGATACATTTAATAATTATGAAACAACTTATCGTGGAAAGGTATATCAAATTAAATGAACGAAGACCAAGCTCAACATTTAAAATCAATTCTAAAGAACACAGAGTATCTTTTAACAGACAAATATATTAAAGGTGTACTCGAACATAAAACAATACTAAACAAAGACCACACAGTTTTAGAATTAGTCGATATGGCAATTGATGAAGCTATTGACCAAGTAACATATCTTTTAACTATAAAAGAAGTTCTAGAAAAAAATAATAATAATTAGAATTGCTAACCACCAAGGTATACCAATTGCTATAAATATTAAATAGATTATTATTAATAAAATTAAATTCATAAGTTTAATTGCTGGCTGTGTATTTCAGTAGTTGTAAGTAGAAAGAATTTTTGGCTATAAATACCATTTAACCTGTTACGCTAATCTTGCCAAAGGATTGCATGCACCAGCTTTATTATTTTAACATTTTTTAATTGAGTTTTTTTCTTCTCCTGCTTATTCTACCACCTTTAGCTCCTGCGACTCTTGCTAATTCAGGATTAAGATAAAATCCACCTGTGTTACCCTTGTGTCCACCTATAGTTCCAATTTTTCTATAAAAATCTTCACCATATTTCTTTTTATTTGTTTCAGCAGCTTTTTGACCACCTAATTTAGTTCCTGCCATTTCTTTTCCTCATTTCTTTTAAATATCTTATAGATTCTTCATGAAATGCTAATCCAATGAAAGCAATCCATAAACCAATCCAAAGTAATATTATTATTATTGCTATTGACAATAAAATAGTTAATATTGAAATCATTTATTAGAATATATTAATGTAATTACAGATTGGATTCCCCAGACTATACATACAAATAATCCAGCACCGATATCAGGAGTACTTGGTTCTGAAATTAAACCAAAAAATCCTAAAAGTGAAATTGTAATTCCTATAATACTTGTTACTTTACTTGCAGTTTGCATATTTAAACCTTTCTTACCACCAATGATTATTAAGCCAAAATCTATACGCATTTTCCCAACTGCCGTATCTTGAAATTGCATATTGTTCAAAATATTTATCTTGACAATTAAAATCAGCTCCACAAGGAAGTTTAGTGCCAGGACAAGCCTGTCCTATACCTCTACATCCTATACTGTTTACTGAAGATGGATTACAACCAGATTCTTTCATATAAATATAATCTTTATAGGGATTTCCGGTATTGCAACCAGCTTGAGCTGATACAGTTGATATACCAATTGCTTTATTAGAAGCTTCGGCTATCTTGTTTTGCTGTTTTGTAAGTTTAGCTTGTAATTGGCTACTTAAGTTATTTTTTTCTTGTTCTAGTTGCTTGATTTTCTCTAGCTGTTGTTGCTTTTCTTGTTCTGTTTGAGCTTTGCTATTCAAAACATTTTCGTATTGAATATTAAGCTGTTTTAGCTTAGCTTCAGATGATTTCAATTCAATTTTTTGCATTTGCAATTTATTGTTTGAGTGTCTGATGTTAGCTACTCCCAGCCAGATAAAACTTAATAGTAATATGCTGACCAGTGGTATTGAAAGTTTTGCTTTCATAACATTAACCTGCGTGTGTCTGAAATTCTCTGGTTAGCTGTCTCCTGTTTACTTTGTAAATTGTTTGACCAATACTACGCTTGCCCAGAATGCTTGAGGGATTGTAAGAACTACTGGTAGCAGTCCATCTGTACCCATAACTATGACAGTTGTAGTGTAGGCTATACTTGCAATTACGAATAATTGCAATACACCAATTATACCATTTCCAAATCTTGTACTGATTTTTTTATGTTTTAATTTTGACATATCTTTCCTTTCTCTTGTTTTAATAACAAGCTCAAGTTCTCATAAGAGAACAAGAGTTTATCATTAATTGTTTCTTATGTATTGAAATACATATTTTTCTGACCATTTATTGTTGTTATACTTTTTGCAACATTTACCACAAGCATTTGTAGATTTTTTATTTGCTTTACTTTGATAACCACAACTGTTACATATAAGTATATATTTAGCAGGTGGTTGAACAATTGTATTTGGGTCATAAGTTCTTTCACCACTACATCCGATAGATTTTGCAACTGCTTTCCATATATGGTTATGATGACAACCTCTTGTTAAAGCGTGAGCTATTTCATGTAATAGTGTTTCCTTAACTACTTCTTCAGTATTTAATTCAGTTAATTTTTCTGATAAAGAAATTGTTCTATCAGTATAGTTACATTGTCCAAATCTTCTGACTGACCTATCAAATTTAAATGTCCATCCAGTTTCTAACAAATCGTGTTCATCTAATAATTTGACTGCTAGTCCATAAGCTTTTGTTGTATTCATTTTGTAATCCTTTCTACTTAATTACTCTTATATTGTCTCTCATTACATTAATAAAGACAACAATTCTATATGGAAATATTCATTATTCTTTTTCAATTATATCGACATATACTGCTGACCAAGATGTACCATAATGAGTAATACCCCAAACATATTCGTCTAAAACATAACTATAAAAAATTAATTCATTAGTTATATTTTGAAGATATTTTGCATCTGCTGGTGTTATTAAATACCATTGAAAAATATCTATATCATATTTTTGATGTTCAAGACCTCCCCAAATATTGCAATCTTCATTTTCGCAGGAACAATTATATAAATTGCCATTAATTTTATTATCTCTAATATCATTATCAAGTTCAGAAACTCTATTAAATAAATATATATTATCTAATCTATTTGCCAATTCTTCATAAGAAATATTTTCTACAATTTTTTTAGTTTTATTCATTTAATTATTCTCCTTGTTTTTTAATTTAGTAGATTTAATTTTTTCTTCTAATTGATAGAATTTATAAGCATTTTCTAAACTTCCTTTAGAACCTTTTTTTACTTGTTTATAAGATGGTATATAGTTACCCCAATAATCTTCTTTTGGTTCGTCAGCAAGTATACAAGCTCCACTTTCTAAAGCATCCATAGCTCTTCTACCGTAATGACCTTCCATTAACCAACACTGTCCAGAATCTATTAATGATTGTAGACTTCCATATGGATTGTCCATTATTTCTTTATGTATAGTTGAATAGTTCATTCTAATTCCTTTCCAATATATCTAACTTACTAATTGGGATTTCATATATAGTTATGTTTGGATTGTTCTTTAAAGCTTTAATTGGATATGTTTTAGCATTATCCCCACTAATATAAAATGTACGAGGATAAATTCTATCGCCATAACTATTTTTTGCTAATATTTCTATCTCATTATGTTGACCAATTTTATATGTTGCCAAACCAACTTTTCTGCCATCCCATATTGGCATTTTAATTGTAAATTTTTGACAAGGTGTTGTTCTACTTAAAATCATAACTTACTCCTTATGTTATCAATTATTTTTTTATCTCTTTTAACTTCTACTATTTTTATTGCATCTTCAATACGAACATCTGGATTAAAAAATACTACATCTGTCGAATCTAAATCTGTAATTAACATACCGAAATGTATTTGTGCTAGTATTTCAAAAGGCACTTCGTTAGAACATTCATAATGACGCTCACGATTAAAACATTTTACTTCTATTAATTTATTACCACATATACCATCTGGTGAATATCCAGCACCAATGTACTCACTATTAGTTACAAAACCAACTCGCCAAACATCTACATCATTAATTTTTTCATATATTTCAATCGCCTGAGGTTCAAGTATATGACCTCGCTGAGTGTAATAGTTACCTGCAAATGTTTTATTGGCTCTATTTAATGCTTCTTTTTTACCAAATGTAAGTAAGTCTTTAGCAGATGTTCCTGTAATTTTTCCAGTACGCAAGGTAAGCCATTCCTGACTACCCTGCTTAACATTATGAATTTTAATCATTGAATACTTCAACAATTCTATCTACTTCTTCTGGAGTGAATTTTACATCTTGAAGTTTAACTTCAGACATTTCTTCAGCTGGTGTTGCTTCATAACCAGCCATCTTCATTAACCAGCCAAAAGCATTTCTATATGCTTTACCAACAGCTCTAGTTTGAGCCATACTAGCAATTGCATATTCATCAAAATATTGCTTACCTTTTTCTTTATTAGTACAGATTGCTATACCACAACCTACAACTTCGTTGTTTTCTAATCTTACTAGATTAACTTTTGCTCTATATTTAACTATGTTGTCTGTAGATAAATCCTTTAACGACTCAACCACAGGAAAACTCTCAAAACTC